GCGGAGAGGGTCCCGATCAAAACTGGCACCAGTAACATTGCAGTGAGAAAGCCAATCCCAGATAGCTTGGCGATTAGGTTGTTCGGATAATACGCCATGGGCAGCGTTAGCGCGGTCCACATCACGAGCAGCGGCGCGCAGCGCACTATGAGCCACCCGCCGCTTTTCGGCGTATTCATCGTCGGGGTCATACGGCGGCAAAGACGGTCGCCAGTGTCACGGCCGGATTGGCGCTCCCAGCTTTTCCACCACGCGAGAACTTCGCGTCAAGTTCGCGGAGATCGCAAGCGGCAAACAATTGACGGAATGCGGTGTTGACCAGCATCGCCGACATTATGGCCGCACCCCAGTTTTCCTCAACCTGTGGACCGCTGGAGTTGGTCGCAGAGCGTAGCGAGGCGCGCGAGGTGGCGATGGCCGCGATGAACGTGGCCAAGTCGGTGGCGAACGTGGCGATATCCGTGTCGAGGGTTCCGGCTGCTGTGGCAACTGCGCCCATGGTGTTGTCTCCTTCAAATGCCTCATACCGGGTGGTATGGTGGTCGTCAACTGTTACGTGGGTGGCCCTTGCTGGCCGCCGGCCGCACTCGCCACATTGGCGAGCAACGATTGGCCATTCTGTCCTGGCGCCTGGGCTAGGGTAGCAGCGCCCTGGGCGCCTTGCTGTAGTGCCCCCGCCATCTGTGTCGCTTGCGCCGCCTGCTGCTGCTGCGCGGCTTGCTGCTGATGCTCCTGCCGGGTTTGGGCGACCACATCGGCGGACTGGATCAGGCTGGGTGGGGTGCCGATGGCCTGCCCGTATTTACGGATCGCGTCATCAACGTTCAAGTTGTCGGAGGCCGTCGTCATGCCCATCTTCATCAGGCCACCAACGAAGCCCACCAGTTTATCGATCCCCCCGGTAACAATTGCGCGCTGCGCCTGGGCGGCGGTCGATACAAAGCGAACCTTCAGCATTGCGCCGGACAATTCTTGCGGCGGCGTCATCTTGCCCGAGAACAGACCGGCGCGCAAGCACTGGTTGAACAGCCGGTTCACCAACGGGGTCAGGAAGTCGCCGTGGACATGCTCTAGGACCGGGCCGAGCATCAGCATGTCCTCGGCCTGCTTCTGCGTCAAGAACATCTCATTCTGCGGTTGCACGCCTTCCAGACTATGGAGCGAGCGCCAGAGGTCTTCGTAGAACCCTTCCTTGATCCGCGCCTCGTGCGCCTGGATCAGCATCAGGTGTTTGTCAAGCTGGGGCATGACCGTGTAGATCGGCTTCAGTTCCGCCTGATCCATCCCGTCATAGAGTGTCACGCCGCCAGGGAGCGAATTGATCTTCAGGTTCCGCAGCGTCGCCGGGCCATGAAGCGGCGGATCAACCATCTTGTCGTTGGCCTTCGCCGTCATCCGCTCCAGGGCCATGAGGCCCTTCACGTCGCCGAGGCAGGTCATGCCAGGGCAGTCGGTCGCGTAGGTGTCTTCTCCTGTAACGTCCCACCGGGGGGCGTAGCAGGGGAACTCATCGAAGCCCTTGTCCGAGAGAAAGGCCGCCGCGCCATTCGCCGCGGAGACCGCGGAAGCCGCGCCATAGACCGCGCCGGCTAGCTCGATCGTCACCGACCGGTAGTTCTTGAACTGGCTGCCCTTCTTGTTCGGGTCGTGCTCGCGGTTCGGCTCGATGAAGTTCATGACCGGGAATTTGGCTTCGTAGTCGCCGCGGTCGTAGAGCCGCTGCACGGTCGGCGACACCTTGCCCGGGTAGGTCTCGACCAGCATCTTCACCGTGTCCTGGTATTGCCGGCAGATGGTGTCGATCTGGTATTTGCTGTTCTGGGCCAGGGAATAGGAGCCGATGGTGTGCTGGTAGAACGTCGCCACATTGTCGAAGTCGTCCATGTGCGACATGGCACCGGTGCCGAACAGCAGCAGTTCCCCGAGCGTCGTGGGGGCCATGTTGTAGAGGTTCGACGCCGCCGCGATGGCATACATCAACTGCTCGACCTTGTAGAGCCATTCCGCGACTGGCTCGTAGGTCATCAGGTCCGGGTCTGGCGTCTCCAGCTTGAACCACGGCTGTGAGGGCGACATGACGCCGGCGAACAGCCCGGCCCGCGCGTTGCGCCACGACATGGTGGCCCGGGTGTTGTAAATCTGGTTGTAGCGTTTGTCGCCACGGTTCACGTCGGTCCAGAAGAACCGGCCGGACCTGGGGCTGATGAACCGGCTCAATTCCATCCAGTGCGGGCGGAACGTCGAGCGTTCGGCTTCTAGCGCGGACATGCGCTTCAGGTAATACTCCTGGCGGTTACGATCAGCCGCCTGGGGCTGGTAATCAACGCCGATGTATGCGCCGCCGGAGCCGGACATTAGGCAGAGCCCAGCGCGACGGATTGGCCGAGGGTCTGCCCCTGGTTGCCGGTCTGCGGTGCCACGGTCTGGCCGCGGCCGGCCATGGACTGCTTCTCGATCAGGTTCTGCCGCGCCGCGATCACGGCAGGATCAACCATGGTCGGAGGCGGCGGTGGTGTCGCGGCCGGCGCGGCCGGCGCCGGAACTTTAGGTCCGCCCATAAGTTTATTCCTCTACCATAACGTTTGATGCCTGGAATGCGCGGGCCGCTGCTACGTGCCGGGCCTGTATCGCGGCTTCCATCGCGGCGATTGCCTTGTGCTCCGCGGCCTGGGCCTTAATCATGGAGGCCTTGCGCGCCTCGCGCGCTTCGGCGTGGCCGGGCAGCCAAGAGCCGTCATCGACGTAGCCGCCGGGGAGATCGACGGCGATCTTGCCGTTCGGGCCGTAGATTAGGCCACAGTGCCGATAATGGCCGGTCGGAAGACCAGTGCGCGTCTTGGCCAATCGGGCCGTATCTTCGGCGATCAGCCGGGCGCGGCGGTCGGCGGCCAGTTCCGGCGCCGGTTGGCCAGGGTCGAAAATCTGCTTGCCGTTCACATACCACAGCCCATTCACCCAGGAGGCGTGGCTGGGGACCCAGGCTGGGCGATCGTCAGTGCTGTCCATCTAGGTTGTAGCTCCATGGGTCGTATTCGTGGATCGTGAAGACCGGCTCATTGACGTAGGCGGCCATCTCCTGCGGCGCAACGTCCTGGGCGAACGTCAGCGCCAGGGCATCGCCCATGTCTGGGGAGGGCAGTCCGCGCTTACGCATGTCCTTCTTACGTTCCAAATGTATCTGATTTTTGTCTGTAGGCCCAAATTCACGCCCAGTCAACTGATCTCGCAAGTCTTTGCCTTCTTCAGTCTCCGGGCCGGCCAGGGCCAGGGTCGTGTGGATGGCGTCCCGCATCCGGCCCCACATCTCGTCGCCGCGGTTGTAATACATGCGGGCGTCGATCGGGCTGCCGCCGAAGTGGACCATGATCGGGGCGTAGCCGAGATGGCGCAACTGATCGCCCACCCCCTGGCCAAGGCCGCCGCCGTCGAGGAAGATCGCGGTGAACTTGAGCCCGAGCGCGCGGAACTCCATCACCGTCTCGATCACCTTGCCCACGATCTGCACCGTGTCGAGCCCACGGAACCGTTTGGCCGGCCAGGACCGTGCATCCTGCCCGAGCCTGATCTTGATGACCGTCTCGTCGCCGAAGTCGCCGCCACCGCCCACGTCAACGCCCATGACCAGGGACGCGCCCTTGGTGTAGGGAAGATCGCGCATCATAGATGCGGTTACATCCCCCGTGGAGATGAACTGCATGTCCGACTGGTCTGGGAACACGCCGCGGACCCGGACCTTGAAGAAGTCGCTATGCTCGCCCCAGAGATTGGCCCATTCGGCGTGCAGAGCCTTGTTGGTGATCTTCACCGTGCGGCTGTCGATGCTCCAGCGCCGATTGGCGGGCAGGGCGTTCCGGCCATGGTGCTCGTCGAAGAACGCGCCGGAGTTCTTGGTCGGATTGCCGAAGTCGAAGGTCATCGGCTCGCCGTCAGTCAAGCCCCCGCGCCGGACCTCGAATATCTTCGCGGGGACGCCGGATGCTTCGTCGAAAATGTAGAAACTGGTCGCGGCGGCGGAGTGCTGACCCGCGAACGCTTCCGAGTTTTCCTCCCGGCACGTCTGAGCATTGCAACTCCATTTCTGAGCTACCTCTGCTTCCGGGCTACCCGCCGGAGCAAATGCCTTGCTCGTGAGAGACATGGAACCGCGCCCGTTCCGGTAATCGAACCGGTGGGCCGTCAGGGACATTCTGTGCCACTTGCCGAGTTCCTCCCAGGTCTTGGTTCGCAACTGATCGGCCGTGGTCGCGGTCACGGTACCCTTGGACCCGGGGCGTGTGTCCATGATGAACTTGATGACCCAGGCCGAGAGCACGGACTTGCCTATACCATGGCCCGAGGCCACGGAGTATTGGAGCGGTGCCACCGCGGTCTTTCCGTCGAAGGCGTTGGCCCGGATATCGCGGCCCCACTGCTCCAGGATATCGATCGCCCACTGGTCAGGCCCATATTTGCAATTGAACCGATCCCGGTAAGCGGGCGGCAGTTCGACAAGTTGGATCGAATGCTCCGTCTCCCAAGGAAACATAGTCATGACGTATTTCAATGGGTCAGCGTAACAGTCGGCGATCAGGTCGTCGAGCGCGTCCTCCCCCGGGTCAATCGTAGCCGGCATCAGCTTCCCTTTACGGTTGGCTTGATTGTGAAGCCCTGGTTGCCGCTGTTGTTGACCGGCTTGATGACCGGCTTCCGGGGCACTGGCGTCTTTGTCGGGGGACGAATGTAGGGCGGGTCAACCATCAGCGTTTCTTCCTCAGTTTTTCGACCAGGGCCTTCTCTTTGGCCAGGGCGTCTTTGATCCGCTCCGCGAGTTCCCGCGCGATGCGGTCCCGCACGCCGGCCTCATGTTGCGGGCTGACGAAGCAATCGCCACCGCCCACGGTGTAGCGCGGCGGGCAGTAGCTTCCAGCGCCGCCGGGCACTGTCACGTTTCTGCTCATGGGATGATTTCTCCTTCGATGATCTTCGGTTCGGCGAGGCGCATCCGGGCCTGCTGCACCTTGTCGCTCAGGGTGAGCCCTACAGACACCTCCAGCTTGTCTTTGAACATACCGCGGATGCGGGCCAAGCTGTCAAGGGCCGCCTTCTTGTCGTGGAACTTGATCTTGGCTTTCTTGACCTCGCGACCGGGTTCGTCGTCATTCCCGAGTTCCTTGTAGGTCTCGACGTTGTATTCGGCCAAGGCGGATTTCTGGTCCTCGGTGATGGCCGACATGTCGATCCAGGCCGAACCGTCTTCCTGGATTTCCAGGAGATCGCCGAGGCTGGCGAACGCGATCTTGGCCAGTTCCTGCTCGATGCGCTCGGCCGTGACCGCGGCCCGGTAATCCAGGCGATCCCGGCGGCGGTCGATTTCCTTCTTGACCTCTGGCCGGATGAAAACTGAATGCGTGCTGCTGGGGCTCATGCCGGCTTCGATCATGGCACCTCGGCGGGAGCGGCAGCCGTTGGCGAACCAAGCGTCGATGACGCGGCGGTGGGGCTCGGAGAGCACGGCGATGCTGGGTGGTAGCTCGGGGACCGGGAGGCCCAGGAGCATACGGGATCGGCGCTCTACACGGGTCTCGACCATGGGTGTCCTCGAAAAAGTGCCGGCCCCTATTTCTTAAAGCGCGCCGGGGCCGGCTGTAGCGCGACGGTGGGAAGATTAGCCGGAGGACGCCAGCCGCTTCCTACCCTTCATATGCACACTTCAAGTCAATCGTCAAGCTCAACTTCCTCGTCGGCTTCCTCGTGGAAAGCGCGAACCGTCGCCAGCATGGCCAACAGGGCCGGCCCGTGCTCATGGTCCTCGAAGTGGTATTCGAGCACGTCGAACGCTTCGGCTACCGGGTCACTGTCGAAATCAACGTCTTCGTCGAACTCAACTTCGTCGCTAACGCTGACTTCGACCATGCCGTTCGGGTAAACTACGATCTCATGGGACATTATGGGGTTCCTTTTTCAGTGGGGAGAAATGCAGCACCCTCGCGAGCACTGGGTAGGCACGGATGGCGTCGCGGACCTTTTGCTTGCCGGCCGCGCGATCGGCAATGCTTAGCATGTTCAGATAGTCGGTGACAAGCTGATCCAGGCCATGGACCTGACCTTCGATCCGCTGACCGACGACCTCGCGGCCATCGGGCGGCGTCTTTATCACCAGTTGGCCCCTGAGCCGGCTTTGCTGGTCATGTGGTTGGTCTTAGCGGTCTTGCTCGCCGTCTTCGAGCCGGAGGGCTGGGGGCAGACGGTGCGGCTGACTGGGGTGCCGGCGCCCGCCTTCTGGTTGGGCATGCCGGTGCCGAGGGATGCCGAGTAGGGCATTGCGGTCTTGGCCATGGGTTAGCCTTTCTTCGGAGTGGCCAGGGACGGGCTGTAGGCGCCGAGGCGGACCTTGCCGGCGTCAGCGGTCGGGAGGGACGGGCTGTAGGCGCCGAGGCGCACGGGTTTCGGTTTGCTGGTCATGGTGGTGTTTCTCCTTGGGTTGTTAGAACTGTAACATGCCGCCGCCGGTCTTGACCTTTCCGGCGTCTTTGGTCGCGGGCTTGGTGTCCGCTGCGATCTGAGCTAACTGGGCCTGTAGCGCCGCGATCTCCTTGGCGTCGGCCGCGATCTGGTCGGCCTGGGCTTTCAGGGTCGCGGTGATCTCCACGGCTTTGTTGGCCACGTCCTGCTTCCAGGCCGCGCGGTGCTGGGCCAGTTCCGCTTCCCGGATGCCATCGGGGGTTTTGGCATATTCGGCCATGGCGAACTCAGCGAGGCGTTCCCGCTCCGATAGCTCGTGCTCGGGCCGGACGTAATGGTAGGGGTCGTTGAGGCGCGCGGCTTCCCGACTGGTTTCGAGTTCGGCCAAGGCGGCTGCCTGTTTGGGGTCCGGGGTTGGGTCGGGCATGGGGTGGCTCCTGTTAT